CCTTGACCGCCACTGATCTTGTCGTCTGGATCAAACATGTCTTGGCTTGCGTATGTGTGATTGGTTGCGACTAGACCAATACCTAGACTACCAAACATGTTTACACAATTACGAACCAGTGCTGTGAGTGCTTTAGGTTTACGGCCCATGTCACCTTTGAGATCCCCGGCTTGAAACTGGTTAACATCAGTGGGAGTCAGTAACATTCCAAGACTGTCAATGATGAACAATACTTTAGGACGCTCGTCTTCTGGCATTGTCTTGTATTCTGCAACAAATTCTGTAATAGTTTTTGCCACATCGTCAATCATGGCCATGTTAAGTTTCAACAACTTATCTGGACTTGTATCAACTTCAAGTGCGTGTAACCATTTCTCGTCAAGCGCATTTTCTGTATCAATCAAGATCGGAAAGATACCTTGTGCTTGTGCATTCTTAACTAGATTGCCTGAACAGATAAAACTCTTACCTGCGCCACTTTCGCCTGCAAATACTGTAACTTTACCTAGCGGAATACCACGTTTAAAGTCTCCGCTAATAAGATAATTTAATGCATAGTTGTTTGTACTGACCCAATCAGTTGGGTCGTTAAAGCCAATACTTAAACCGTCAATAGATTTAGTAATTGACTTTCTAAATTTAGAAATATCAAATGCTTTTGCCATATTAATTGTCCAGGTCCATTGCGTTGTATTCTTTGATTAACGCAATTAATTCTTCTTCTGTGTTGCAGACTGTTTTAGAATTCTTCCATTCTTCTTTTTTATCACGCCCGCTAATTTCAACCATCCAAGCATTATCATAACGATTGATCGTGATTGATTCGCTCACTTTTGTTAATTTAGTTAGTTTTGCCATTATTATTTTCCTAGAAATGAAAGAGAGTGCGAGATTGCCTCGCACTCTATGTTTAGTCTAATTACTTCTGACGATTGCGAATCATGGCAAGAATGTCTTGCGCACGACTAGCAGATTCTGTTGAAGCTGCCGGAGCGGCTGCTGGAGCGGCCTTAACTACAGGAGCTGGTTCGTCATCTGCATCTGCAATAGGAGCAGCAACAGCCGTTGGTCTATTAGGATCACCAGTGGCTTGGCTCATGCCTGCTGGTTTAAAATATTGTCCCCAACGTTCCATGTCATAGGCTTCACCATCTACAGAAGCTTCAAACATTTCTTTCATGACTTTAAGTTCAACATCAGTGGGTTTCTTTGGCAAGAAGCCGCTGAGATCAAAAAGACCATGTGACTCTACTGCCGCTGATTCAACATCTGTCAGTGAACGCTCACGTCGGCTCCACTTTGATGTAGAGTAGTCAGCAAAGCCACCTTTTGATGTCTTGGCAATACGGAAGTCGAGACCTTTCAGATAGTCTGTTGGCAACTCATCCAATTCCGGATCCATCAACGCTGAACGGATGATAGCATAGATCTGAGGTCCGATAATAAATCTACGGATAGGGTTGTCTGGAAGTTTATCTTCCTTGAGTGGATCTTCAACCACAAAGCCTTGGAAAATGTATGAACGCTTTTTCCAATATTTACGACCCATTTCTTCCAATGATTTATCTTTAAACCAACCACGCACTTCTGATAGGATTGGACATGCTGTGCCGTCGTTATACATTTCCACACAGGGAACTTGTACCTGCACTGCTCTGCTGTCTGTTTCACCTTTGATGCCAGCGAATGGCAATTTGATCATCGCACGTTCTACCCAGAAGAATGTGTTGTTAGGATTGCCATCAGGTAAGAAACGTACAACGGCTTCTTTGCCTTCTTGCATATTCCAGTGTGGGTAAATTGCGTTGTCTCCACCGCCAGTGGATTGTCCTGTGGACTTTGATTGTGCTTCTTGAAGTTTAGCACGGATTTCTGATAATGTTGCCATTTTAAATGCCTCCTTGTGTTATGCCTAAAATGTTTATATGCCTTATGCACATGTTTTATTATGCGCTTTTTATTTATCAAGGTCAACGATTATCTACGTATTTTTTGATTTATCTTACCAAAAGAAAAAGCGGGTCAGGCCCACTTTTTCTTATATGCTGCCATGGCTCGTTGCCTAGCTAGCCATAATCTAAATTTTACATACTCTGATAAGTCATCATCAACTACCTTACCAAAGTCTCGAGCCTTTAGATTACGACCAAATGTGACTTCATCATCAACAACGAAGTCACTATCGTCTAACCCGAAATTACTTCGCTGGAGTAGCGGCTTTTGCGTCTGCTTTAGCTGGCTCTTTCTTAGCAGGTTCACTTTTTGCAGGCGTTGCTGCCTTTGCAGGAGCAGATGCAGCTGGTTTAGCTTCTTCTTTCTTAGCAGGTGCAGCAGGTGCTTGTGCAAATGCTGATACTGCAAATGCTGATACAATGATTGCGATTACTGATTTCATTTTAAAGTTTCCTTTAGGTTGTTTTACGCAAAGAATATTCCCTACGTATATATATAACGCTTTAATAAGACTAAACGTTTACATAAAAGTTTGATTTCATTTCGCCAAAAAGAAAGGGCACCTAAGTGCCCAATCTAACTGCGACGAAACTTTTAATAGCCTGCTAATTCTCTAATGCGTGATAGTTCTTGAAGTTCTGGATTTTGATCGGTACTCTGCTGTGGTGCCATACGTTCTACAAATTTACGAGCAACTTGTTCTGCCTGTTCGCCAAACTTCTTGCCTACCATAATAGCAACACCTTCTGGGCCTTTGGGAAATGTGCCTGTGTCACGATCATAAAATGATGTGATAAACTCTGCTAACTCTTCGGTGTTTAATCTTTCTTTTCTCTTTTCAAAATCACGTTTGGGTTTGTCGTCTTTGTATTCTACATCTTTCATAGTTAACGGTGACTGGCCTGCTTTTTTTCTATCTACTGCTGGTCTTTCGTAGTCTCTTGGATTGTCGGGATCCACAGCTTCTCGCGGCAATGGCTCTTGTGCAGGCGCAACCGCTGCCGCTGGATCAACTGGTGCTGGTTCCGCTTCCGGAGCAGTTTGATCAACTCCCTGGGTCGCTTCCGGGTCATCTACCATATCGCCAAAATCCAACTGTTCTAGTGTTTCAGGTGCATTGAATTCCAACCAATCTTTGACCAATGGTCTTACACATGCATCTGGATCTTGTGCTGCCTGTTCTTTGATTCTTTTATACAATTCTGGATCTTCGATTAATCCTTTAAGACTTTCAATGGCGTTGGTTCCATCGACACCTGCTGGGAAGTGTTGTCCTACAAGTTCTTGTAGTCCCTGTAATGCTGCTGCCTGCTCTTCAGGATCTTCACTGGTTACCGCACTTTCTTCGCCTAGTGCCATTACCCAATTTTCAAATTGAGCAAATGGGTCATTGTCTTCTGTTTCAACTGTAAGGTCTTCGTTGTTGATTTCTTCTTGTGTCATAGCGACTATGTCGTCATAGCCTATAGTGCTTCCTTCTTTCATTAGTCTGTATAAGACCGGAAACACAGTTGCAATATCTTCTTTAAACGATCTGACTGTGAATTTTTGTTTAAAATCTTCTACCACGTCTTGAGGTATTTCCTCGTTGGGGTTTGCCTGGAATGATTCTCTGTAAGCCTCGTAGTGACTTTGTTTGCTCAATGCCTTGATCTGTTCTCTAAGATGATTTAGATATTCTGTGCTTCTTTCGACCACTGAGTTGGTTTCGGAATTCATTAGATCGTTACGGACCACATAGTTACCAAAACTTTTCAACTGTGCAATTTCTTCGCTCATTTGCGTAATACTTTTGCCTAGATCATCGTAAGGCAGGCCGCCATTGGCCACATGGCGCTGCATGGCTCTAGCACCAGCTAGATGAATAAATGGATATTTGAATCTTTCACCGTCTTGATTTTCTACAAACAAGGCACCGATATTTCTGGTTCTAGAACCTGGTTGTGTGTCATCCATCACTGCTTGATTATGTTTAATGATCAAACGTGTGTCCATTAATTTTTGATAGCTCATTGTTTTGCTACCATACATTGAGCTTTCGCTCATTATGTTTTCACTCATTGTGCTTTCTCCAACTGGTTTTTGTATCGTATTTGTCTGTGGTTTAGGTTGTGCGTTCTGACTAAGGAATTGATAATCTCGTTTGTCAAGATTGTCTTTGGCAATGTCTCTGGTGTCAAAACTCAATAATCTGCGTTTGGCAAATTGACGCAGTTCTTTTAAGAATCCGTACCAATTTGTTTTTTGTCCATCATCCATGCCTTCGGTAATTCCATTGGAAAAATACACTTTCATGGAGTTGGGTTCAGCAAGACTGATGCTGACATGCCCTATGGGATTCTGGCCTTCTGTGTAGTCAAAATCAAAGAATCTTGCCTGTTCCGGATTGATGGTTATCTCACCGGTTTCGGCACCTAATTTCAGCCCAGAGAAGCGGCTGCGTACTTTGTAGAATAAATCGGTGGCTATGTTGTTTGTTGCGTCCATAAGTATATTTATCAAAGACCCATACTGACAAAGATCGGCATAGGCATGGATTCATCGGTGATTTTTTCTGTCATTTTATCGTAGATCTGCGGATCCCAGTCCGCTAACACATCTGCCATGCGCATGATTAACAGTGTTGAACTGACTAAATCGTCATGTTCTCCACTCTTGGCTTTAAAACCCAGCCCTGAAGCAATATATGTTTTTAGCTCAGATATCAACGGTTTGCTGTTGATAGTCATCTTGTGATTTTCGATCATGTTTTTTAGTTGACTGCAAGCAGATATTTTACTTCTGTGCGTGGTATTAAATCCTTTACGGAACTTGCGTATGTGTCCTTTGCGGATGGGCTCACTAAGAAACAGTCCATGAAAGTTTTCTTCGCCTATATCGTTGATAACTATCAGAGCAGATTCACCTATTGTATTATTTTCAACACTGTAATACATGATAGGTGCACCGCCTCGTTCTTCGCCTCTGTCATGTATGTATTTTAGTATTTCTCTCAAGACTCTGACCTGTTGCTGCACAGGCGTGGTATTGTGATGCCACTCTGCTACTTGTATCATTTCAGGCATTTCGTAGACTTGGATGGCTCCGTAGTCACCACCTGTGCCTAGGCTGGGATCTAAAGCTATTAGATATGTGGCTTTGGGATTTATATCTTTATACCAACGAGTCTGCCCCATGTTCATCATAGGGTCTGAACCTGCAAGTTCAACCAACTTCACAGAGTTGATTAAAGTTTCGTCATAGATCAAGAACTCGCATTCAAACTCTCTACGGAACCGTTCTTCGCCAATCTTGGCACGTTCTAATCTAGCCCACTCGTCATCCCTGTCTGGATGTTCCTTCCAGTGTGCGAAGAAGGGGAAGAAACCGTTGACTCCTAGTTTAGTTTCATTGCCGAAGTCGTCAAACCGTTTGTTGGCTTCTAACCAAATCATAGCAAATTGATCTTCGTCACTGTTAGGAGTTGATGTGATAATAGCTTTACCGCCTGTGGCCAGCGTAGGTGATAATGCTGTCCAGAATTCTTTGGCTTTTTCCGGCGGCTGCACGAATGCAAACTCATCGCAATAGATTAGAGAAAGAGATTTACCACGACCTGTGTTTTCTGTGGTAGTAGTTGCTTGTATACGTGATCCGTTGTCGTATTCAATGGTGTTTCTGTTGTATGAATACACTCCAGCTCGAATAAAGTCGGGTAAATTTTCATAGGCGTATCTATAACGATCCATGATGTCTCGAGCACCTTCATACTTGTGTGCCGCTATCAATACCTGCACATCTGGCATAAACTGTGTATACCACAACAGGTATGCCACTGCACATGTAGTCTTACCCATCTGGCGCGGCAACATGGCTATGCATTCTTTGTTTGTGTGATATGCGTCAATCAACAATTCTTGAAACCCGTAGGGCTCAAATGGTATTGATCCTCTAGTAGGGTGTTGTATCTTGATAAAGTTTTTAGCAAAGTATAGCGGACCGGTTACTGGATCCATACAAGCTTCTAGATGCTTGACTTCGTCGAGATTATAGCGTATCTGTGCATGGGCTTTCTTAATTAGATTGCCGTCTAAGGATTTTGACATATGTTTATTTAATGAAAAAAATAGGCTCCGAAGAGCCTATTTGATTTATTAGTTTATATTAACTGTCTATGGTTTCTGCTGCATCAACAAGGGTTACGGCCACGTCTTTGTAAATGTCCGCAAGTGAGTCGGGCAACGTAACAGTCAAAGATTCTTGTATTTCAGCACCTTGACTGCCATCAAACACTCTCATGCTTTTAACGTGATTGGTTCTGCCAATGGCCTGACCAATTTGATAGCGTAGAGCTTTGGCTGTTGTATCAACTGTAATTGTACCGTCTGTGGTAGCTGTAAATTGGAATGGTGTTCCAATTTCTGCTCTTGTGCCGCCCAATACGCCGTCTGCTGTGCCTGCACCTGCTGCACCTGCACGATCATATCTCACTGTAAAAGTCACTGCTGTTGCCTGGTTGTCTGCCACCGTTGCACCAGCACTGGTAAACTGCACGTCTTGAATCTGTGCATCAGCATATTTTTGTAGATTTTCGATAATGGCTAAGAAACGTTGATGAGCTCTGGCTACACGACGACCAATGGCTAATGTAGTTGGTTTGGTTGTAAATGCACTGTGATCTTGTGGGCATACCGCTCCGTTATCGTTGCCATCTGCTGTAGGATATGTTCCTGCACCACCAGACAATGTGATTACCACTTGATAAAATTCTGGTCTTAGCGACTCAGTTGAAATTTTAAATCCTGACATTATTTTGCTCCTTTAGCTTCTGACAATCTTTGAAGCAGTTCTTCTCGTATACT